GTCTTGATGCGCTCGGCCGCGCGGGCCTCGGCGCCGGTGTCGATCCAAGCGACCGTCGCCAGGCTGAGGGTCTCGCGCTCGCCCTCCAGATTCGCGACCTGGCTGAATCGATGATGGCCTGCGCCGACCACCTGGAGGCCGAGTTCCGCCGTGGGTAGCAAGCGCAAGGATACCGAGGAGGAAGAGGTGCTCCACCTGCCACCCGACGCGGAACTGGAGGCCGACTTCGACGAGCACGAGGCGCCGACCAGGCCAGGCCCGCCCCCCGGTCTCTCCGACGAAATCATCGACGTGCGCGGCGACCTGCGCGCCCTCATCAGCTCCGCGTCCGTGCTGTTCGAGCACATGACCTACAGCATCGGATCGGCCAACCACACGGCCCGCATCGGGGAGGCGAGGTTCGCGCTCTCCGAGCTGGCCAAGAAGTACGGGGTGACCACATGACACCACTGGCAGCCAAGGTGCTGGAGCTCGCCGCCGCCGAGGTGGGCGTCCGCGAGCACAGCCGCAACCGCGGGCCCGAGATCGACGGCTACAACCGGGAGATCGGGCACGACCCGGAGAAACGGGACCCATGGTGCGCCATCTTCGTGAGCGCGATGGTCAAGCGCGCGTGCGCGGCGCTGGGCGTGCCCGTGCCCATCCACCTGACCGCCGGGTGCTTCACCCTCGACGAGCAGGCCCCGCGGCAGATGCGGCGCTCGGTCCCGACGGCCGGAAGCATCTTCATCACGAACGGCCACAAGCACACCGGCTTCGTGGAGGCCGATCTGGGCGATGGCAGCTACCGGACCATCGAGGGCAACACGAACGACGGCGGCTCGCCCGAGGGGGACGGCGTGTACCTGCGCACCCGCGGACGTCACGAGATGCTCTGTTTCATCGACCTGAACGAGGCGCCATGAGGCTCTTGCTGCTCGCTCTCCTGGCGCTCCTCGGCTGCCGCCAGCAGGTGAACTGGAACCCCGACCCGCCCTGGGCCGCGGTCCCGGTGACGGTCGAATGGTCCGGCATCGACTCGACCTTCGACTCATCGCTGGTCGACGCCATGGGCGTGTGGAACCACTCGGCCGGCTGCGCCGTCCTGGTCCGTGCCCACGATGACGCGAACGCCAACGTCTCGGTCTCGACCTACGACGGGAGCATCTGTGGCAGCTCGGCGCGCAACGACCTGGACAACCCCGGCGCCGGGGAGGGCGCATCGAGGTGCTCGTCCGATCGCGCCCAGGTGAAGTTCCGCGTCATGGAGAGCCTGATGCCTGTCTACGTCCGTGCGGCCCATGCGTTCGGCCACGTCCTGGGGCTCGCCCACGACAACACGGCGTTGATGCGTGAGGAGCCGCCGCTTGACGGCATGCTCTGGCCGTCGGACGCTGACGGCGCCGCCGTGGGCGCGAGGTACTGCCGATGACCCGCCAGCGTCTCATCCTGGCCGGCGTCGCCCTCCTTGCCATTGCCGGGAGCTTCGGCGCCGGGCGGTATAGCCGGCCCGCCCGCGTGGTCACCGTCGACAAGGTGCGCACCGAGGTCCAATACCGCGACCGCGTGCAGACGCAGGTCGTTCACGACGTGCAGACGGTCCACGACGTGGCGACCCGCACTGTCACCCGCTGGGAGACGGTCCCGGGCAAGCCGGCTGTGGTCGTGCAGACGGTAGAGCGGCAGGCCGAATCCCGAACAAATGTTCGCAATCAGGCGACCCAGGACCGCACGTCCGAGGCCCAGGCCACGACGATCACGCTCCACCAGACGTCGACCGTCTACGCGCGCCCCGCGTGGTCCGTCGTGCTGCTGGCCGGCGTCCAGCTCGGCGATGCGCCCCGGCTCGTACCTCAGCTGCCTGGACCCACCGTCGTCGGCATCGCCCTTGAGCACCGGCTCGTCGGCCCCGTCAGCGTCGGCGTCTGGGGGGCGACGTCCAAGGCGGGCGGCGTCACTCTTCGAGTCGACTTCTGACAAGCGCTCCCCTCGACGCAGTTCGCTCTGGCGAGAGAAGCGCTGCAACGGCACGGACTCGGCATTCGCCTCACGGCCGTTCTCGCTGCCGCTCTTAGGGAAGGCTCGAGGGTAGCACACGCCTCCAAATCTCGTCACCAGACGCATGCGTTGGGAGACGCTCGCGTTGACCAAATAGACGCATGCGTTGACAACGCTCGCGTCCGGATGGCGAACAAATATTCGCTATCCTACGTCCGGGCGAGCGCGATCGCCTCGTCCTCGGACAGCACGACCCGGTAGCTGGCTCCCCAGCGCACCGCCGTCGCTTCCTCCGCGGGAGACAGCTTGCGCTCGCTGGGCGGCCGGCGCCCGTCCTTCACCTCGACGAGGTACACCGATCCCCGCGCTGTCTTGAGCAGCAGGTCGGGCATCCCGCGGCCCACGTCTGACAGGTCCTCGACGACCGGGCAGAGCGCCCGAAGGACGCCGCGGATCTGGGCGTGGTTCGCGTCGACCCGCCGCGCGCGCCTCACCGACGGGCCTCCTTGACCCAGCACCCGAGGCAACGCACGATTGGCAGCTTGAAACCCGAGACCATCGTCGCCGAGATAGTCCGCGCCCGCGAGGCCCTGGCCAAGGCCGAGGGCGAGGTCGCGCGCTTGCGCGAGTACATCGGCGCGCTGGAGCTGGCGGCGAAATTGGCAGACCCGTCGTTGACTCGCAAACGTATCGACCGTATCGTATCAAGCGTGGACGTGCAAGCCCCCAACCTCTCGGCCGACGTGAAGCGCGCCGCCGGGCGCGCGCGCCGCAACGGCGACGCCCAGCGCATGCTCTACGAGCGCGGCATGACCGTCGCCGGGCTCGCCAAGCACCTGGGGGAGACCCGGCCCCGCGTCTCGAAGTGGTTCGGCCCGGCCAGCGACAACCGGCCCATTCCAAAGCGGATCGCCGAGCGCCTGCGCGACGAGTTGGGCATCCCGCTCACCGCCTGGTCGCGAGTAGCCGAATAAATATTCGGTAACTCGGCGCGTCGGTCGATTCGTATCATCCGCCCTTGACTCGTATCGTATCGTCCGTATCATCAGGGTCATGGACGACGCGATTCCGGTTCAGGTGGACGAGGAGGAAACGGTGCCCGTGGAGCCCGAGACGATGGAGGAGCTGGTCTACGGCCGCTGCTCCATCTGCGAGGCGAACGGGCTGACGCACATCCCGGAAGGGGAGGAGTGACCATGAGCATGCGAGACGTGGCCCTTGGAGCGGCGACGGGGTCCTGGATGACCGTCGTGGCGTTCTCGATCGGAACGTGGCTGGGCCGCCGGCGGGCGCAGCGGCGGTCCCGAGCGCAGGCCAAGGCCCTGGCGGTGGCGCTGCAGAACGCGCTCGGCGGCCCGACACCTGGGTGCACCTGCGAGGTGTGCGAGGCGAATCGCGCGGCGGCCGTGACGGCGCGGGGGGCCAACTGATGGGCCTGCGCGAGCTGGACCTGACGGGCGCCTTCGTGGCGGATCGGCCCACCGTCGATACGACCATGGGCGAGATCGCCGACCGGCTCACGGAGCTGGCCCGCGAGGAGATCGAGAGGTGCGCATGCGACGAGTCGCTGGCCCTGCGCGACCGCCTGGCCATCGCCGCGCGTGGCACGTACGCCCTGCACGTCGTGAAGGAGGCCGGCTACTGGACGGTCGAGCGGTGGCGCGACGGCGAGCTGGTCGAGAGCTACGTCGGCGTGCCGACGGTGGCCGACGCGCTGGTGCGAATCGGCGAGTGGATGAGATGACCGCCATCGGGTTTGCCGACGAGATGCCCGAGGTGATGCGGCTCATCGAGCACCCGCCGATCGACTTCGTGCGCATCCGCCATCCGATGGCGTGCGCGTGGGCCAAGATCGACGACGACAACCTCCGGGTCATCATCTCCGAGAGCGTCGAGTCGGACGGGCGTCGCTGGCTGCACGTGACCCGCTGCCCGACTTCCGAAAGAACGGCGCGATCTGACGCCCTGATTCCGAACTTTTGTTCACAAAGGAGAGACCCATGCCCCTGAAAATCACGAAGGCCTCGGACCCCATCGAGGTCCGCAATATCACCATGTGCCTGTACGGCGTGCCCGGGTTGGGCAAGACGTCGACGGCGTTCACGGCCGAGAAGCCGCTGCTGCTCGACTTCGACCACGGCGCGTACCGCTCGAAGAACCGTGGCGACGTCGTCCAGATCGAGAGCTGGAGCGACGTCACCAGCATCACCCAGGCGGATCTCGCCGCCTACAAGACGCTGGTGGTGGACACGGCCGGGCGCGCGCTCGACTGCCTGACCGCGGACATCATCGACTCGGGCAAGGATCCGAAGGCGCGCGCCGGCAGCCTCACGCTCCAAGGCTACGGCGTGCTCAAGGGGCAGTTCATCTCGTGGCTGCGCCTCATGCGGTCATTCGGCCTCGATGTCATCCTGATCGCCCACAGCGACGAGCAGCGCAAGGGCGACGAGCTGATCGAGCGCCTGGATGCCCAGGGGTCGAGCAAGAACGAGATCTACAAGTCGGCCGACGTCATGGGCCGCCTGTACCTGGCCGGCCAGAAACGCGTGCTCAACTTCTCGCCCACCGACACCGCCTTCGGGAAGAACCCGGCCCAGCTGGCCCCGCTGGAGGTCCCAGACTTCGCCCAGGCGCCCGGGTTCCTGGCGGGCGTGATCGGCAGCATCAAGACGAGCCTGAACCAGCTCTCGGCCGAGGCCCAGGCCCAGCAGGCGCTCGTCACCACCTGGAACGAGCGAATCGCGGCGGCGGCCACGTGCGCTGACTTCGATGCGCTGGTGGCCAAGGCCACCGAGGAGAAGGCCCCGAAGGAGATCGGCGTGAAGCTGGCGAAGGCGTCCAAGGCGAAGGGGTTCGCCTGGAACCGCGAGACGAAGGCGTACGACATCGCCGAAGGGAAGGCCGACCCAAAAGCCGATGGCCCGGCGTCGTCAGAATCGGCCCCGGGAGCACTGGAGGAGAGGTCCTCGACGCAAAGAACGCCTACGTCAGCCACGCCCTCGGCGTCGAAGCAAAACACCACGGGTTCGACGGGTGGATCGACGTCGAGCACGCCGCAGGCGTCGAACCCTGAAAAGGCAGCGTGACATGAGCCGCTGCTCGCGCCCTGGGTGCGACGTCGACAAGCCGCACCTCCACGTCTCGGAGCTGGAGAATCTCAGGTACTGGAAGGACGACGAGGAATCGACCCTGGACGACCTGCTGGCGCGCCTGGGTGGCGACCTGGGCAAGGATCCTGAGGTGCTCGATCGAATCTCGGCGGGCCACGCCCTCGCGTCGCTCATGGAACGCGGCGGCCCCTACGCCGACGCCGAGACGAGCGAGGGCTGGCGGTTTGTATTCGCCGGGGACTTCACAGTCGACCAGCCGATAGGCCAGGAGGCCGAGGGGGAGCTTGTCTTCGAGACGGCGCACGGGCCGGTGGTTCTCGCCGGCCACGCCGACATGGTCACGGCGCGGGCGGTCAGGGACCAGAAGCTGACCACCAAGTGGGACGCCGAGCGGTACGTCGACAGCCAGCAGTGGCGCGCCTACCTGCTCATGTTCGACCGGCGCGAGTTCGTCTACGACGTGTTCGAGGGGCCGCGGAAGGACCGGACGGTGACCATCCGCGAGCACCACAAGCTCACGTTCTACGCCTACCCGGACATGCGGAAGGACGTCGAGCGGGCGGTGCGGGACCTGGCCGACATCGTGGCGCGGCACATGCCCGAGAGGTTCGCCCGTGCCGCCTGACGGAGGTGGCCGCGGTCACTTCACGACCGTGGCCGAGCTCAAGGCGGCGGTCGCCGACCATGGGAAGCGGCTGGCCATCGCCGAGAAGGACATCGCGGTCCTGTCCGCCGAGGTGTTCGGTAAGCGCCGCCCCCGCCGCCAGAAGCGACCACGGGGACGGTGATGAAACTCTCACGGTGGCCGATCGCGTCCGATGGCCTGATTCCGCAACGTTTCTCTTGGGCGCGCCGATTGCTCGCGGCTCCGATCTGCACCTTCCCCTGATCTGACTTAGGAGCCGCACATGCAGCTTGAGCTACCGGGCGTCGCCCCCGCCCGAGGTCTGCGCGCCGCCCTGAACCACCTGCTCGCCCACACCCTGGAGTGCGCCGACGCGACGAGGAAGATGCACGCGGTCCACGCGCGCTACCTGCTCGTGGCCTTCGGCGACGTCCCGTTGTCCGATGTGACCTACCCGAAGCTCAGGGACTATTACCAGGCCGAGCAGGCGCGCGGCCGCTCACGGGAGACGTGCCGCAAGCGGCTCAGCACGCTGCACATGGCGCTGGAGGAGGCGGTCCGCATGGGCTGGCTCGAGAAGCTGCCTCCATGGGTCGTCATCAAGGGGGACTCGAAGCCGCGCAACCTGTTCTGGACACTCGTGCAGTGGGAGGCCGCGCACTTGGCATGTGACGACGACGACCTTGCGACCTGGGTGGCGCTCGGGTTCTGGACCGGCATGCACAGTTCCGACCTGGACCGGTGCCGCTGGCAGGACGTCGACATGGCCCGCAAGACATGGATCCGCCGCAACACCAAGAGCAAGGCCAAGCCGCTTGAGCTCCCGATGCCTGACCGACTGTGGAGCGTGCTCAAGGAACGGAAGGACCGCCTCCTGCCGCACCCGCGGGACCTCGTGGCCGGCCGGCGCATGGGCAACCCGAACCGTGCTCTCAAGGCGCTGGCGATGCGCGCCGACGTGCCGGCCATCTCGCCGATCGACCTGCGCCGCAGCTGCGAGACGCTCCTCGCCGAGCGCGGCACCGCCGAGCTATTCCAGGTCACGTGGCTGGGCCTGAAGGGGCCGCGGATGCTCTGGCGCCACTACATGCGGATCACGCCGCCGACGCTCGACGCCGGCATCGCAGCCGTCAACCAGTAACCGAATATTTGTTCGCGAACTACCCCTGTCGGGCCATGTGCTCGGCGGGGGTTTTCGCGTTCCTGGTGCGCCACGGCGAGGAATTGCAAGATGGCAGATGTCGATTGGTGCACGCCGTGTCAAAGTGGCCTTTCTCGGCCGAAAATCGAGAAAAGCAACACGTTAACGTTACGCGCCTGCGACATGTGGGTAACGAAAGGAACTTGAAAGCGGGAACGGACTGTGGCTTTCATCGAGGTGTCCAGATGGTCAACACCAGTTCACCTTCCGAGTCGGCCCGTTCCGCGCTCCCGGCCATCTGGACAATGTTCGGCGCGTCGAAGCGGGTCGCCTCGGGTGGTGAACGAGAGAGGATCGTCGCATGGAAACCACCAGTCCATGCGGTAAGTGCCTGAACGGACTGAAAATCCGTGTGTGGACAGTTCGATTCTGTCCCTGGGCACCCCGCCGCACCAAGCAACACCGTAACGCCGTCCGTCACGCAGCCGCCGCCATCGCGCGCGGCCGGTTGAGCCTCCGTCAGGCTCGCCGCCTGTTCGGCGTGGCCCGCCTGATCGGCGGTGCGCAGTGAAGGCCGGCGCGAAGCGTGCGGCGCGGAAGAAGCTCTATGAGCTAACTCCGGAGCACCGCGAGCAGCTGAAGCCATGGGCGGACCGTTGGATAGCCAACGCGCTCAGCACTGCCCCCCTGGACGACGCGGACCGAGACGCCATGCGCGTCGCGGTCAACGGCCTGTACAACGCTGCGAAGCTCAGCAGGCCGGACCGCATCGTGTTCTGCGCGTCGCCCATCGGCGGAGCCATCGCCGCCTCGGTCGCCTCAGGCGTCTGGTGGCTGCGGGATAACACTGGCCAGCACCGGAAGCTCTTCGGCCGCGACCTTTCTGAGGCCGACCTGGCGCTCGCGTGTCGACGTGCCGTCGCCTTCGCTGTCGCGCGCGGCATCCACTTGACGCGGACGCTGGGGCCGCTTCCGACGCCGCCACCGGTCCGATCCGCGACGAGGGACGCGACGGAGG